TTGTAGCAAGACTTCCGTCAGTATTAATTAAGCCTAATCGAGCTATGTTTTCATCCTGGTATACGTAAGGTGATACAATACCACCAATATCAAATACTGCGCAGTCATTATTATTAGGTAGTTGCTTGAACTTGCCTATTACCACCCCGTCTATAGTTACCTTTAGAATGTACCTAAACTTTGGCGCGTTGTAGTTTGTAGTGTCACGCACTACGTAAAATATATCGTCCCACGCACCTTGCAATCCTGTACCTGAACTTTGGTCTACTGTGTATGCCATTATATTTCTATTTCTATTTCTATATTGTCTTTAAATTGTTCTCCAAAGAATACTGCGTAGTCGTCTACTATAGCATCTTCTAAACGTGACTTGTGTTTATTAAAAGCTCTTTCTAGCGAACCCGATAAAAAATAAGTAGGCTTTATGCCGTGTTGGTAAATAGACCTGCTTATAAGATTGGTCATTTGGTCATACGACAAAAACCTTCCTGTCTTTTTATCCTTCCATTGTTTGATAGGTTTATTGCCTATCCAATCTCTAATTCCATTACGCAACCCACCTTTTTTACCTTTACCTGAACCAAACTTAAAAGGCGACAAAGGAGCTTTCTTATTAGTCAGTGCACCTTGTACTCCTTGATCTACAAATTGGTAGTAGGGTGCGTCAGGTGCATTAAAGTCTAGTGTTATTTCGCCTGTTCTTTTGTCTATGTCTAGGGTGCTAATTAGACTTTTAGACAGATTGCCTGTAGTATTCTTTTTTCTTTTAGACAAAGAAATCCTAGCACGTTTTATTACGTCTTTAGAAAACTTTGTAAACGCTCTAGTAAATTTAGTCATTGTCAAAGTCTTAGGTTCTCCGTCTACTTTTATTTTAATTCTAATAAGGCGCAATACAAAGGTCTATTGCGTTAGGTACTTTTATCTCAAATGTCGTACTCCAACCAGTTAATAGATTGTCGAATCGTGCTGTAAACGGATCACAGTCAAGAGGCGTTTCAAAACCCCAATGCTGAGTTACGTTGTCTAGTACTGATTGACTATTCATACTAAGCACAAACTGAGCAATTACGTCTTGCATTATAAGTAGCGTTTCAGCATAAATTTGCGTAAGGTGGTCGCTCTGCTTTTCAATAACTAAGTCTGCAATAATTACTTCATAGGTAAATGTAGTACCCCCTCCGTCTATAGAAGCGTTAGTACATTGAGCATAAAGCAAAGGAAATAAGTTTACGTCAATTTTATCTATATCTAGCTCATCTAGGCTAAAGGTATAAAACTGCCTGAGTTGCTTATGATTGCTAACTATCGTTTTAAAAACCTCGTTTATGTCTACTACTGTTTGCATTTAGCTTTACGTTATTTTGTATGTTCAAGTCTTTTTCGTAGCACAAGAAAGTGAGTGCCTCTTCTATATATATAAGAGTTACGCTATTCATTTTAGTTACGTCACCATCTGCTAATGCGTACATTATACCATACCACCCCCATTTATTGTGGACTTTGTTTTCGGTTTCTTCTTCTCCTGCCCCATTGAATAAAGGCGAGAATCTATCGCCAATCTCCTTTCTATACGATAAAAAAAAACCATTGCACCAACTACAACATCCATAGGCATATCTAACATTTTGTCTTGCTTAGTGTGATGCGGTTCGTATGGCTCTATAGTATAGCTCTCGTCAGACTTCTTTTTAGTTATAGGTCGATACCATACTGCTAACGCTTTTTCGAGGTTGTCAAATAGATTCTTTGTACTATAAGTTTCTAAGTCTGCAAACTCACCTACAGTTAGTTTAGTCCAATTAGGTATAAAGCCATACTCTACACCATTGAGTTTGACTATGCGTTGTAATGGCAGACTCATAGCTAACGGATCAGGCTCTTCAATTAACCAAGTTAAATCGTGTATTATTTTGTTTATCTGTCCCCAATCTGCAAAATCTATTAACTCCCTATCTAAATCACACAACGCACTAACAGCTTTCAATGCTAACTCTTTAGCACTATCTCCGTCATCCCAAGAGTGAATCATTTTCTTATACTGACGTACAGATACGTCTGCATAGCTTTCAGGTATTGTAATCTTTACTTTCCCCATTGTATTATTGTATATAGTATTTACCTGTTCGTCTAAGTATCTTATTGAGGCATACGTACCTAACTGCGTCTATTAGGTGGTTGTATGCGTCAACAGGTGTACTGAGCATCTTACCGTTTTTATCAGTCTTCCACTTATAATTTCTAAATTCTTTTTGTGCGTTAAGGCTATCGTGCTTTATATGTAGCTTGTGCCTACGCATAGTGTCAATACCTACCCTAATACTATCAGCACCTTTTTTTGAAGGTTTAATATTAAAACCCATTCGGTGTATAGTCTCTATACTTTTAGGCTCTGCGCTGTCTGCTATTATTTCATCGTGCCTACCTACTCCGTACTCAGTTAGCTTTTCTGCTATGTCACTATTGGTTAGCCCTCCCTGATATATAACCTCTTCTATGTATAGTCCGTTGTCACATAGGTAAACTTTAGCTAGTGCGCTAGGATCATTGGAAAAACCAAAATCTAAACCAAATGCTACGAGCTTTGCCTTCTCAGGTAGCTCGGTGTATATGCTAGTTTCAAATATGGTTTCCCTACTCTTACCCCTTAAACCTAGTCCGTAAACTCTCCAATAGTTTTCGTCAGTTTCTTTTAGTCTTTCAATCTCGTCAATAGTGTCCTGTCCTAAATACGGATTGTCTAGGTACGTACTCCTGTAAAAGTTGGCATCGTCTCTAGGTATAACCTCATCGTATATCCAATGGTATTCGTCTGATGGGTTATAGTCTAATATCATTCTGTAAGTAGTACGTAGAACTAGTTGCCTAAAATCTTCTAGGTGTAGCTCGTTAGCCTCATTTATAAAACAGATATTACGTTTAGCACCTCTTATCTTTTGTGGTTGGTCTATGCTTATAAACTCCCACTTAGTACCCCATAGGTCGTAAGTGCTTTCTGTCTTGTTATGGTAACGCTCGTCATACCAGTCGTTGTGCTTTAGGATATGAATAAAATCTCGTAGCACACTAGCCCTAAGACTTGGAAAAGATTTACGTACTACAGTAATAAGCCAACCTGAGTTTCTATTGTGGTAGCAAAACTCAATAAGCACCTGGATAATAGAATAGGTCTTACCACTACGAGTTCCCCCTTGAAATACAGCTACCCTTTTCTTACACGCTTTAAGGTCATAGTATGTTTTTGGCTGTTGCATATATGAGGTATTTACCCTATATTTGTATCAGTTAAATAAATAAACAATGTTACACTTACTACTTACAACGAACCCCCTGTACGAGAGAAAAGGGTTCTACTACACTCTCAACTGCTTTACTAAACGGGATGAGAAGTCTAAAACTAAAATGACTCGATTGTCTCTTTTTGGAAAAGAGGTTTACTTCAAGCATTTGTGGTTTGTCAAAGCAACCCAATGGTTGTTCTACCCTAACCACGTTATCACAAAATGCAACCGCTGTAGCTATCCCAAACTTGACAAGGTGTGGTACGAATAATAAAGAGAGGCGCAAGCCTCTTTTTTTATTTACCATAGTGAAGCTATCACACCTGCCAAAGAAAACAGAACACACACAGCGTTGTTAGTGTCTACTTGGTCGTAGTGGTTTATCTTATAAATAAGGTCAGCTAACGTAAGAACGAAAATAACCCCAAAGCAAAAACCCTGCACAATCATACCTCTATGTCATTAAGATATACAGGTGCGTTGCGTTGCTCAAATAGTGGCATACGTATTTCTAATTCAAACTCTTTAAAAGCTGAATCTCTACCGCAGTTTTTAGTCTTCCTAATTTTGTTAAGTATCTTACTCAGGCTATAGATAGCTCTTGGGCGTGCCTCGTGTGTTATGCCTACTAGGCAGTCTGCATAGTCATTTAATTGTAGTACGTTGTACTCCTGTTGCTCTACAAATTCTACATCTTTTATCTCACTCATTTATGTCGTCTTTTTGATCCTCACGTTCCAATACATCAGCGAACCAACTAGGCTCATTACGTGGTTCGTTAATCTCTATTTTAGTTTCTACCATCTTAGGCATAAAGTATGGAAATAGTGAAGCCAAAGCCTTTAGGTACTTCTCACCGCTTGACTCTCTGAGTAGTGCAAGCTCTTCCTCTATATGCTCTACTTGTCCGTCCATTATCTTAATGAATAGCTCCCTGCCTTCTTTCGTTATTTTATTAGGCGTACCCTTTGGTCTTCCTTCAGGGTTACCCGATTCTCCTTTAGTAAATGGCATTGTTATTTATTGTTATTTTCAATGTCTAGCTTATTCTTGAAGTGTTGTATTATCTCTTCAGTCTTTTGCTTATAGTATTTTTTAAAGTCCCCTCTTTCTCCGTCTTGCTTCCATAGTATATATAAAACATTTCTTAGCCGTTGTGATTGAGACTTAGGTTCGTCATATACATCGAGGTCAATACTATCTAGTTCCTCAATCTCGTCAGCGTTCATCTTTTCCTCACCTCTAAAATAGAGTATGCCAAATTGATCTAGCGTTGCGTCTATATCCATAATCTCAGATGAGGTTTTCTCCTGAGTTATAAATCTTAGGCTAACGCTTCTATCCTTTCTACGGGTATATCCGTCTAA